ATTGGCGAATGAAATCTTTGTTCTCATACCATTCCATAGAGTTAAGCAAAGGTTCTAATAACTGTTGTTCTACGTCTCGTTCTATCTCTATACTTACATTCTTGGGTAGTGTAGGAGTATATAGCTTCGGTAGGGTATCTGTATCAAATCCTTTTGCCTTTATCATTCGCAGGAGTTCTGAATAATCCTCGCTACTCATTGGCCATCCGTTCACACCTTGGAATTTCTTTCTGACAAGGGGGTGCTTTGAAAAGTATTTGTCTGTTTGAAGTTCTTTCAACGTGATACGAGGAATGTCTATTTTGTCACCTATGTAGGTGTTACTGTAATAATGAAAGAATGGATCTATAACACCATCCGCTTGTGCAATCCAGATGCAAGTAATTGCGCTGATTGGTGATGTCTCGTAGTGAATAAGGATATCACCCTTTTTTGTCTCTGGGTTAGCTTGCCAAAAGGTCTTATCAAGCTTTTCCTCAATTGGGTATGTCTTGCCTCCAATGAACCATGCTTGCGCTGGATGCGGTATGTTAGTCTTTTCTTTTGGGATAAAATTCGGTGCGTAGTCATATAAGAAAGCGCATAACTCATCTGGTGAAAGATTGTTATCTAGTCTAAATTTGTAGAATACTTCGCATAAATCCCAATAATATAAACATCGAGATTTGTAATCTGACTTCTTCGGGATTGAAGGTAAATCAATATCAAAGGCATCTGCTATTTGGTTCAATTCAAAGATTCTGCATCTAAATAGGTTGGGAATGAAATATTCAGGCGAAAAATAATAGAGCAAGAAGGATAATATGTCATTTGCTGATAACATCAAATTATATTCTCCTTTTTTTATAATAGACTCACCGTCTTTGTCATAAATTCCTGATAAAATAAGTGAGATGTAAAACTTTTGGGCTTCCTCTATACTTACGATTTCTTTTGCTTCCTCAAAAATCACCGACCAAAATAAACCACAAGTGTCAAGAAAGTAGTCTTCTGAGAAGAATTGCGCAGAATATGGATTGTATTTGGTAAATAAATCATATTCTGTCATTTTCTCATTGGCTTCTTCAAATTCCTTTATAGCCTTCTGCCCATCAGGTGATTGCTTGTATAGATTCCAGGTGTATTGATTGAATTTCATAACTAAAATCTTTTGACAGCTCCTAATACTTGGAATATAGTCCTAATCATTTTTACCGGGAGTTGTTGCGAAGAGTATTCTGGTGACTTGTTTGATGGAACAAGGGTATAAGCATCATCTGTTTTTCCGGCTCCTAATCTTTTAATAGTACGCATATCGTTTGTTGTAACAATAGCATATACTTCTCCAAGCGGAAGGAATGACAGGTCTTCTATCTTTTTCAATGCTATCATATCACCATGATTAATTTCCGGTTCCATTGAGTGGCCGGTTACGTTGCACCAACATGTTGCATCATCGTACTTCTTGAAATCTATTAGGTATTCAGGATTGATAGTTTGGTCGTTCAAAACCAAGTCGAAACCTCCGATAAAATCCACGTTATAATAGGGTACTCCTTTTGTGTAGCTTATTTTAGGTACGTCTTCCTCATTATTGTTATGGGTTAACATTTCCCCCTTACCCGCGAGAAGCCATTCAGCAGATAAATTATCTACTACATTGATTATTTTTTCAAGCATATCAGCAGAAGGCTTTGATTGTCTTTTGTCACTAAGATAGTTCGAGATACTTGTCGGTGCTATCTCTATTGATTTAGCGAACTTTGCTTTGTTTCCATCAAATAGTTTATCTACAATGGTTTGCAATCTTTCGTTTATACTTGACATACTCTATTGATTATTAAATATGGTTAATTATAGAAGAAATATACTCGATAGATTTGCTGATAATAATCAATATAGTATATTTGCATCATCATTCATTCAATCACGATACAAAGATAACAGAATGGTTGATACAAGTAAATAATATAAACACATTAAAATACACGGTTATGGCACGAAATTACGAAACGGCACTTGCAGAACTCGACGGTTTGAAAGCTGAACTTGCAGAGATTGAGGCAATGACAGACGAAGAGGCTTGCTATAAATATAATGTAGATAGTAAATCTGATATCGTGGATGAAAAGACAGAAGAGATCGCTTATCTCAAAAAAGAGGTAGACTATCTTACCCCAATGGACTTTAACGCCGATCCTGCGATTGAGATATTCGGCAGCTATGAAGCAATGAACTCATATTTATACTAACACATAAACACACGCACGATTATGAAAACTTCAAATTTTAGACACAAAGTATTTTGCATGGCTTACGAACTTATGAAAGCAACAGGTAAAGCGTTCGCGGTATGTCTTTCACGCGCATGGGCATTGTACCGTTTGACAAAACAAATGCACAAAGGTATCGTATCATTCGCCTATGAAAAGTCTGATGGTTCACTTCGCAAAGCCAAAGGTACGCTTAAAGACATTCAGAATCTTATCAAAGGTACTGGTTCTGAAAACTACAAGACGGTTCGCTATTTCGATATTGAGGCGAACGGATTCAGATCGTTCAAAGTAGAAAACTTCATAACGATTTACTAAAGCAAAGGGCATGAGCCGAAAGTGTTCGGCTGGTGAAGAAAGGCGTTTCTGACCGGGTTCGATTCCCGGATGCCCACAGTAAGTTCTTTGTCTTATTTCAACCTTAGCACTCGCAGAAATGGAGTTTAAGCGAAAGGATTACAAAGTATAATGTATAAACGTGGTGAGCTTTGAGCCATGACCCACAGGGATACATTATAGATAAAAGAATTGTCAAAGGGGCAAGTTCCTTGCGGTGTTATGTGTCAGACATTGGTTAACCGTTGCCTCTTTTCAAAATACAACCTGGTTCTGAAAGCGCGACGCTGCCTATCGGATGGGCTGCCGGGTACAAATAAAATAAATGATATGGAAGTTTTAGGTGTATTTATATTCGCAGGTGGTGCTTTTGGAGCACTTTTTTTTCATCAATATGCCGATGGTTACAAACCTTATCTTATTATAAGAAACTTTTTAATAGCTGTCGCTATATCAGGTCTTATAGTTTTTGCTATAGGCCTTTATAGGTACTCCAAAATGCCTATTTATGAATATAAAGTAAGTGCGCATTATATTGATGGTAGCACAAAGACGCTATTATTTGATAGTAAATATGATCCTAAAATAAACGCGGCTCGTGGGACATATTGGATTGAATACGGCGCATATACAGAACTTGGCGTTGTGAGGTTTGAAATAATAAGCAAGAAGAAAAGATAATTAAAATATCATAGCACATGAATTACAACATTGAACTAAAACATCAAGAAAAAGACAATCAATTGACAATATCCATACATGTTGAAGATTTGCCAATCAATTGTCTGAAAAATTTGGAGTACATAAAAGAAGATGCCGAGAAAGCGGTTACTTCTTACTTGGACCTTTTACGCGGAGAGAAAGTTAGTCATGAAAAGTCTCCAGATAATCAGTGAAGCATTTCAAAAGGAACAAGAAATTTTTAAAGACATCGTTTTCTTGCGGAAACGTTTTAATTATACACCCTTTGCATTTATTTGGCAGATCTACCAACTCTCTATTTAAAGGCAGATTTGGATCAAATGAATAAACCAAGTGGGTAAATTTTATAGCTTGTTCATATAACGGTTGTCCATCAAGAAACATCTTGCTTATTGATGGTTCAAAGGTGTTATACTCGTCAAGTAAATCTTCGACTTTAGAACGAATGTCTTTAGCCATGCTCAGGTACTTTTCTGATTTCATACTTCTTAATTTTTAAAGTTTGCACCACAAAGTTAAGAAAACCCTCTGAAGAGGCGCGAAGCTACTGATCGAATCAGCCGGAGGGCACAAATCAAATCAAACAGTCATGAAGGTAATTTTTTATTCAAGAGTGCAGCTAATTTTATTCATCTGCGCAGTACTGATGTCGGCTACCTGTTTTGTTGGCATGTTCTTTAATCCGTTTCACGTATTAACATTCGTGATGTCGGTTATTCTAACGATCGCCATTTATAAAGAAAAAAGTTGGTAACTATTAATAATAATGTATATGGAAACAAAAGGTATTGAAGAAATGACAAGAGAGGAACTGATTGAATTGGTGTCGTCTCTTAATAAAGACCTCGAAAGTACAAAAAAGGACCTCGAACTTTATAAAGATTGGAAAAATCGAGAAGAAGCAGCCAAAGTGTTAGCTGAAAAGAAAATGTTGGCTATTAAGGCTTTTCTTGAAGTTGTTTAATTCGTTTTGTGTTTAGATTAGCAAAAGCAGCCGGGTGAAAACCCCGGCAAACGGGCGGGCGTATGGAATGCTCTGCACACAGCCGGAAGTGTGTATGCCGGATCGTTACCGGTTCCGTCCACATTCAATTAAATATAATCAGTTTATGGAGAAAAAAGTGGAAATTATGCCTCGTATGAGAGACTTAAAGAAAGGGAAGAAAGTAGAATTTCCTATCGATAAAGTCTGCACAGTGCGCAACAATGTTTCATTGCTTAATGCACAAGGGTACAAAAATGGACATAAGTGGAGATCGGAAACTAATGTTCCGAAAGGGATAGTTACAGTATTTAGAGATTCCTGATTCAAACTTTAAATACACACGATTATGAAAGTATTTACCGAGTTAACGCCCGAATGTGACATTACAGCACAAATGTACGCAGCCGGGTATGAAAAAAAGGAGATTGCCGTATTGAAGCATCGTGCAGTAAGTACGATAAATAACCAGCTTCAGACAGCATTTTTAATTTTGGGTGTTCGGAATGGGAGGGAGTTGGCATTAAAGTTAGCCGAGAGGATATCAGGTATCCGGTTGACGCTGGACTTTTCGCCGGCCATGAGATCATTTGTTGCTTGTGTACTTTTGATTATTCTTTGTGTTGATAGTCATTTAGACATGAAACGGCAAAGAGTCCGAATCCGTTCTAACACGAATGTAGAACTTATCGCCCGTGTCCGTGTAAGAGCGAGAGGGCGAGATATACCATTTCTTTATGGAAATTGATGTTTGGCAATTACAGAATATAATAAAAGCAGCTGCGAAGGAAGCGGTTAGCGAATATGCGATCTCCAAGGATCCGGTCATTGATGAGATTACGGAAACGCAAGCTATACGACTTGGATTTGGTAGAAGGTGGTTGGCTCATCAGTGCGCTACGGGAGCATTGACTTGGAAAAGGGCTGGTGTACATAGGAATAGTCCTAAAGTTTATTCGCTGAAGAAACTTAAAGAATTGAAGGATGGTATAGATCCTTTATTGAAGTCTCTAATATAATTACTAACTAAAAATATAACAATCATGAGTTTAATCAGAAAATCAACGGAATTGAATATTCCAACAAACGTAAAGATGATGATTTACGGTCAAGCAGGTATGGGTAAGAGCACAGTAGCTTTGAGTGCACCAAAGCCTCTGTTGTTGGATTTTGACAATGGTGTTAAGCGTATGAATATGGCTCATTTGGAGAATATTGACACTGTACAGGTCACTTCTTGGAATGATGTTCAGCTGGTTTTGCAAGAAGATTTGTCTGTTTATCAGACTATTGTGGTTGATACCATTGGTAAGATGATGGATTTTATCATCACTTATAAATGTGGAACCAGGCAGCCATCTATTCGAGATTGGGGCGGTATCAATGCTGAATTTTCTTGGATGACAAGAACGCTATCAAGTCTGAAGAAACATATCATTTTTGTTGCCCATCGTGACACAAGAAAAGAGGGTGATGATACGGTGTTTATTCCTGCCTTACGTGAGAAGTCCTACAACTCCATCGTCACCGAACTTGATTTGTTAGGTTACTTGGAAATGAAGAGTGAGAGAGGAGTGCAGAGACGTACTATTACTTTCGATCCGACATCAAGGAATGACGGAAAGAATACTTGTAACTTGCCTTCAGTGATGGAAGTACCTACCATCCTTGACAAAAACGGCAATCCGACGACCAAGAATGATTTTATCTCTACTCGGATTATTGCTCCATATCTTACTATGTTGCAATCAAAAAAGGCTGAACAAGAAGCATATAACAAAGTGCTATCTGATATAACAGGTTGTTTAGAATTAGTTGCCGACGCAGCTTCAGCGAATGACTTTATCGCCCATATTGATGATTTCAACCATGTGGGAAGTTCAAAGATGAAAGCCTCAATGATGTTGGCAGCTAAGGCGAAAGAATTAGGACTGATTTTTAACAAAGAGACTAAAACTTATTCAGATGCAGCCTAAGTATAAGATATATGCAACATTATTGGATTCTTACTTCAATTACCTTAATAGCGATGTCATATATGAGCGTTATTATGGGTGGAGTGAGAATCCACCATGTACGGAAGAAGAGTTTCGGCAGAAGCAGTTTCAAGAACTGATAGACCGTATTAACCGTAAACCGTTTGACAGCGAAGCTGCCGACAAGGGTACGGCTTTTAATGAGGTCATTGACTGTATGATTGAGAACCGGAAATCTGAAACGGTGCAGGTAGAAAAGATATATTCTGATATAGGGAATGGCGAGCAAAAGGTTATAGCCTTGAAAGCCGTTTATAACAATCGTTCATTTGTCTTTCCTATATCCCTTTGTCGTGAGTTCGCAAATTACTACAAAGGGGCGTTGACGCAGCAACGTGTAGAGGCAATCCTTCCGACTGCATACGGCAATGTATTGGTTTACGGTCTGATTGACGAACTGATGCCTACCAGTGTTCACGACATCAAAACAACCGGTAGTTATACCGTGGGAAAGTTCAAAGATCACCACCAGCATTTAGTATATCCATACGCTTTAATGAAGAACGGTTCTGATGTACGGACATTTGAGTATAACATTGTAGAGTTCAACAAAGGCGGCTATGTGGTAGATACCTATACAGAAACATACGTTTTCAATCCTGAACGTGATATTCCTATTCTTACTAATCATTGTGAGGAGTTTATCCGGTTCTTGGAAGAAAACAGAGCACTTATAACCGATACTAAAATCTTTGGAAATGGATGATATACGACTTGAAAAATGAATACCAAATACCCAAGTTTAAGGAGTATGTAAATAAACTGTTCAAGGAGCGGGCCGTTGTGGAAGTAAAAAAGAAGCTTCCTAACCGCACGCTTGCCCAAAACAGCTACTTGCATCTTCTTTTAGGGTATTTCGGTAGTGAATACGGTTGCAGCCTCGATGAAGCAAAAATTGATTTTTATAAGAGGACTTGCAACCGTGATTTGTTTGAACGTAAGACGGTCAACAAGAAAGGCAATGAAGTAACCTATTTACGCAGTTCTGCCGAACTGACAACAGGTGAAATGACCCTGAGTATTGACCGTTTCCGTAATTGGAGTGCATCAGTGGCAGGTATCTATCTGCCGGCTGCAAATGAACATCAAATGCTGATATACGCCCAGCAGGAAATACAAAGAAATCAAGAATTTATTTAGTTATGATAGAAACAAGAAAAACAGAAATCCGGTATGTGACATCTGACCCAAAGAAGATGCTCAACATGTATCTTGCAAAACGTGTCCTCAAAACATGGGAGGAATCTTTCATTGATGAAGATACCGGTGAAACAGTAACGATTGAACGGAATGAAATTCTTTTCGACCGTGGTACGCTGATAGACCAAGACATTTTGGCGAAAATTCGTTTCAGCATGGAAGCTGACGGTATCAGGGAAGTGGAAGTCAGCAATCAGAACCGTTTGGCGTTCGAGAATGAAAATAATGTGTTATATCCGCATATTGCCCAAGCGGAAATAGGAGGTAAGAAAAGCAAGTTCCTGCTTTACGCAACAGGGTTGGAGAATGCTTGCACCATATTGAAAGACTACATCGAGCTTAATTATCAATCGGGATTCACCTTAACGATGGCAAAGGAATTCGATTCCTGCGTGATTCTTACCGACAATTTGAAAGAGCGCAAGGTTGATGACGCTTCGACTGCCTATCTCAAAAATGAAATCACTATGGCAGAATACGCTGACAAGATGGACGATGAGACGGAAGATAGTGACGAAGAAGCCAAGCCGGATGAAAAGAAGTTCTACCAGATTGAGACGAAAATCACATTCACGGATGGGGAGAATGAAGACGAAAGGGTTCAGACTTTTGTCGTGAACACCTTCAACGTTGACCGAGCGATGATGCTTATTACCCACTACCTCAAAAACAAAGAGGAGGAATGTGAGAAACAAGCCAAAGAAAAGGGACATGTGTTCAGAAAGAGGGAAATCCATACAGCCATTGAATCTGCCAAACCTATCCCGGTAGGTAGATTCATTCCTAAAGAGTTTTCAATGGTTTACGTGGAATAACGTTGTTTAGCCTGCCTGTCCGGTCTGTGAAGATGGGACGGGCGAACATGGGCGTAGACGCTGGCTGCGTTTCCTTATTGTGGATAAGTGTACAATATGCACTGTAAGGACTTGTTGATTTATGAAGCTTCAATCGGCAAGTTAATCATGATTGCTGGCACTGCCCAATTATGGTTTGGAGGGTTCGATTCCCCTACGCTCCTCATGAATGTGAGCCACACATAAATGGCATGGGTTTTAAATAATGGTTGTGCCCCGGAGAATACGCTCCGGGGCTTTTAATTGGCAAAGATTATGAGAATAGACAAAATTAAGACAGTAGGTCAGCTTAGAAAGGTCATTGAAAATCTTTCTGACGATTACGAGATAGAAATGCGTATTAGACGTAAATTGACGGATGAAGACATAATCGAGTTGCATAAAAAGTACGGTAAGATATATCCTTATCCATACGAAACAAGTTATTCAGAACTTGAATTTGATGATGTAGGTGTGTCTGATAAAGTATTATGCTTGGGAGTTGAACTAAAAGACGAATGATATGCCGTACTACATAAAAAGAAAAAAGGCAAAGAAGAAAGACAAGCCTTTGCCACTGTTTGACAAAGCTGGTATAACAGTAAAGAAGAAGCCGGATTTGAAGGCAAAACTTGATAAAGAGTTTTCCCTTTTCATCCGGCTTCGTGATTGTATGCCTAATGGGGTTTTTCGATGTATCAGTTGCGGGCAAATAAAGCCCTTTGAACAAGCTGATTGTGGCCACTATTTCAGTCGTACACATTTGGCGACCCGTTTTGATGAAAACAATTGTCATGCCGAATGCCGACACTGCAATAGATTCAAAGCCGACCATTTAGAAGGGTATCGGGTGAATCTGATTGATAAAATCGGACAACAGAAATTCGCTTTACTAAAAGTGAAAGCTGCTGGTACTACTAAAATGACTGATTTTGAGTACGAACAATTAATCAAGTATTACAAAACACTGAACAAGAAGTTACGAAAGGAGAAAGGTGTATGAGTTATATTTTGCGTGATTATCAACAACAAGCTTCTGATTCAGCCGTCACCTTCTTCAATAACAAGGCGAAGAAAACAAATGCTATCATGGTATTGCCTACAGGAAGCGGCAAATTAATTATCTTTTTGTTTGTCTTTTTTATTTTTCTCAAAAATTTCAGCAATGACTTTCTGAACATTTTTTGTGGATGAATAATTTTGGTATATTTGGTATGCTGAAAGTAATATGGTGATAATTAATGCAATAATTGATAAATTAAAGCTGATTTCTGATTTGTTAAGATATTTGTTTACTAGCTGGTTTTTACTATCTAATTCATCTGTAATTCTTATAATGTCTGATTGAATCCTTGCATAATTAGAATCAGTTTTTAGTCTTATATTTTCAAAACTATATTTCTGACTCATTTCTAATTTGTCAAATGGGTTTGTTTCTTCATTTTCTTTAATTATCGTTTTTAGATTGCATAAATACAAAGAATCAGTTTTGAAATTACTATTTGTATAATAATCAGATAGTATGTCTTGCAGAACGAAAGATAAAGAAGTGTTTTCTGTGTAATTTTTAGCAGTAAACTCATCCTTATTAGAAAAAAATGGCTTTTTTTCCAATAATCTAGCATCGTATATGTGTTTGATATTATTAATGCTTGCACCATTTTTTACAGCTTGTATAATTAATTTCTTTGAATTGTCTTTATTGAAATATTTTTCATCTGTAGGTTCGACTATAACAATAATTGCAAGAGCGATAGCAGATAGTAATGCTGTAAGAATAGATATATACGAGAAAATATTGGTGAACGTACTTCTTTTAGAGTTTTCTTCTATCATTGACTTTATGGCCATATCTAAGAATTCAGAATCGAATGACATAGTTTAATAGTAATTTTTTAATGATATATTTTATGTGTTTTGGATTGGGGCGTTGTGAAACGCTCTCTTTCTTTTATTCTTTGATTTTGAGTTCAAGGAGGGTACCACAATTAGGACATATAAGAGAATTTCCCGTTTGTTGTACTTCATTTGGTGATGCGAAAAGTTGCCACATAGGTACATTTAGGGCATTAGCAATTTTTTCAAGAGTTTCTTGTGATGGATTACCTGCTAGTGTTTTTACTACAGAAATTCTTGTAACACCTAATTTGTCAGCCAATTCTTGTTGGGTTATACCTTTCTCTTTTAAAATTTCTTTTATTCTGTTCATAATCATGTATTTTAATTGTTGCAAATATACTCTTTTATAATAATGTGTATAGCTATGCTTATACTAATTAGTGTTAAATGAATAATTACATATATTCTTTTTCTTTGAAATGAATAATTAAGATTATACATTTGCATCATCAAAGTACAACAGAGTAGTAATAACACATAAAATATAAGAGTATGAGCACAAAATTTAGAAGTCAGATGAAAGAGGTTATGCAAATGGCATGGTCGTTCGTTCGCAAGAACGGTTATTCAATGAGCGATGCGTTGAAATGCGCATGGGCTAATTTGAAGCTGAAAGCGGCTTTGAAAGTGAAGATAGTAGAGTTCTACTTCAAAAAGACCGATGGTACGTTACGTCAAGCCTTTGGCACTCTCAAAGAGAATCTAATCGGTGAGATAAAGGGTACAGGCAGAAAGCCGAATGATAATCTGCAAGTGTACTGGGACACTGAAAAAGAAGAGTATAGATGTTTCAAGAAGTGCAACCTTATAAAGATAGCGTAATTATGAGAAAAGACCCTTATGGCAATTATATAACTTGCTTAACAGGTAAGCAGTTCTGCCAATTAAGACGTATATCTGAAAAGATGCAACCATATCTACCATTTACAGAAGTGGCATTTCTTGAGCTGGTAAAAATAGCTTCTGCAATAATATTTAATAAAGGGTTTAACAACTCTGATTTATCGGTACGAAACGGATTGGTGCGTTTTAAAAACAAATTCTACATGAATGGCTTAAAGATAAATACACATTGTTTGACAGATGAACAATACGAATATTTATGGCAATTTGATACGCCACGTATGGACGATTTCATGACAAAGTATAAACCAATAGAACGTGATATTTTTGTAATGACATTCAGAGCTTGTAAACGCTATATGATTACAGGCATGACTAAAGAATCAGAAGATACGCTAATTGAAAGGCTTATTTCAATATCAAATCTTATGAGATAACACGATTATCCAAAGGCAGTCTTTGCACGACTTTAAAGGCTGCCTTTATTATTCACTCTTAAATGAAATAAGTATGGACGAAATTTGGAAAGACATTGAAGGGTATGAAGGATTGTACCAAGTATCGAATTTAGGTAGGGTAAAGTCTTTAGAAAGATATAGAAAAGGTAAACGTGGGGCATTAACATTTTGCAGAGAAAGAATACTGATAGATAGAGTTGGCAAAAATGGGTATTCTCAAATCTGCCTTTGTAAAAACAACATAAAGAAACTACTTCTCGTACACCGTCTGGTTGCGAAAGCTCACGTGCCAAATGACAGTAGTTTGCCATGTGTTGACCATATAAATGGTATTCGTACCGATAACAAAGCAATTAACTTGCGATGGTGTACAACAAAAGAAAATTTGAATTTTGATTTGGCACGTAAAAACATATCGCAATCAAATAGGGCAAGCGAAAAATGTAAAAAACATATAAAGTCATTACATAAGTCTTGTTGTAAAGAAATAGTAATAGTGTTTTCTGATGGCTCTATAAAAGAGTACAAATCGGCAAAGGCTGCCGAAAAAGATGGGTTTAATCATTCGCTTATAGCCGCTTGTTGTAGAGGCAAGCAAAAAACAACACGTGGTTGTAAGTGCTATTATAAAACTGATTATTATGGCAATAATACTTAGGGATTATCAAAAGGCTGCCTCTGATAAAGCGGTAGCCTTTTTCAAAGACAAGAATAAGAAAAGTAACGGTGTTATGGTACTGCCAACAGGGGCGGGTAAATCAATAGTAATTGCGGATATAGCACATAGACTAAATGACTATGTGCTTATTTTTTGTCCATCACGTGAAATTGTCGAACAGAACTTCAAGAAACTTTGTTCTTACGGGATTCTCGATTGTAGCATTTATTCCGCCTCCTTCAATTCAAAAGAGATAAGCCGGATAACATTCGCAACCATCGGTAGCGTGAAAAGCCATCCGGAACTTTTTGCCCACTTCAAGAATATTATCGTGGACGAGTGTCACCTTGTGAATCCGATAGAGGGAATGTACAAGGATTTCTTCGATGCTGTGAAGTGCAAGGTTCTTGGATTAACGGCAACGCCATATCGTTTGAGTTCCAGCCGTGACTTCGGCTCTATGCTAAAATTCATAACCCGGACAAAGCCCCATGTGTTTTCAGAGGTCATTTATCATGTACAGGTATCGACCTTGCTTGATATGGGCTATCTCTCAAAGGTGAACTACTATCCGATGAATCCTACCGGATGGAACGAACTCAATTTGAAGATAAACACTACCGGAGCCGACTATACCGATAAGTCAGTCCAAAAGGAATATGAACGGATAGACTTTTATAGTTACATCGTTCATATCGTCCAAAGGCTGATGAATCCGAAAGCAGGAGGCAAGAGGAAGGGTATTTTGGTATTTACCCGGTTTTTGAAAGAAGCGGAACGATTGACGATGTCCATACCCGGATGTGTCATTGTTTCCGGTGATACTCCAAAGAAGGAACGTGAAAGAATACTCGAAATGTTCAAGGTCGGGGAAATACCTGTAGTAGCCAATGTTGGTGTACTTACTACCGGCTTTGATTACCCAGAACTTGACACAGTTGTTATGGCCAGACCTACCATGTCGCTTGCGATGTATTACCAGATTGTAGGCCGTTGCATCCGTCCATACAAAGGAAAGACGGCGTGGTTTGTGGATTTATGCGGTAACATCAACCGTTTCGGTGAAGTTTCCGATTTGCATTTGAAAGACACGGGTAACGGAAAGTGGGCTGTGTTTTCAAGAGGAAGACAATTGACAAACGTAAGATTCTAAAGATATGGTAAAGAAGAACGAACGACAGGCCATCCGTCCGGATACCTGCTCAAAATGTAAGAGAGGGAAGCCGGTCAAGGTATCAATGGGGAATCCCAAAGTGGTTCTATGTAGTTTTTTCAACAGGCGTTTCGTTGCCGACAGCAAACGAAACTGTGATTATGCGATTTGATTATGAAAGAGCTAACGAGTTATTTCCCCCACGACAGCAACGCTAGGAACTCAGACAAGCTGATACGCTTACGAATGAGGCATAAGGCATCCGGATATGGAGTGTTCTTCATGATTTTAGAACGTCTTAGAGAGGAGCCAGAATACATGAGTGTCAAAGATTATAACATGATAGCTTTTGACCTTCGTGAAGATGCTTCCTTAATTAAATCCGTGATTGAAGATTTTGGGTTATTTGTCTTTACCGAGGATGGTAAGTACTTCTACTCCGAAAGCTTCAAGAAAAGAATGGGATACAAAGACGATAAATCGAAGAAACGATCCGAGGCTGGAAAGAAAGGTGTCGCTAAGAGATGGGGGAAAAAAGAGTCAGAAATAGCAAATGCTACGGAATTTATAGCAAATGCTACGGAAAACGATAGCAATGCTATAGCAAAAGTCGAAAAAACAATAGCAAGTAAAGGAAAGAAAAGAAAAGAAAATAATATAGGAGATTCTAACGAATCTCTTGTATGTGGGACTTCGCAGCCCCACGCCGAACATATCGACTACTCCGAACTTGTCAAATTCTTCAATGAGGAAACAAAAGGTGTATTTGGTACGGTCAGGACTCCGCTTTCTGATAGCCGTAAAGGGATGATTAACGCACGTATAAAATCTTATGGCAAAAAAACGTTTGCCGACATGATTCATAGGGCATACCAAAGCGATTTCCTGAAAGGGCAGAACAAAAAAGGCTGGACAGCATCTTTCGATTGGCTTATCAAACCGACGAACTTTGAGAAAGTAATATCAGGTAATTATGACAACAAGAATAGCAGAAACTATCCGGCAATTCCAAACGGGGCAAAATCACGAGAGGAACAAACAGACCGTGAAATCCTCGAATATGCCGCAAAAGCTTTCGGAAAGGACACGGTTAGTAGTAAATAGATACGGGGACGGTGAAAGTTTCGCTAAAAAGTTCAATCCTTCATTACAGGTTGTATGTGCTCAAAATGTGGAACGTTCGTTCAAGGGGAATGCGCCTTCATTGGCTTTGCTCGGAGAAACCTATCCAGATGAACAGGTGAATACTTGGATAATTGCTCAACTGATGGACTTGTACAAGTTTGCCGGTGTAAAAGAGAAGCCTACATTCCAACAGGTTTTGGAGCTTTCCGTGATGATACGTGTGGAATACTATTACCTGAAAGCTTCCGAATTGTTGCTTTTTTTCTTCAAGTTGAAAACTGGCGAATATGGCACCTTTTACGGTGTTGTGGATCCTATGGTGATCATGTCTGCTCTAATTGAGTTCAAAGCATACAGAAAAAGGCAACTGGAGAAATACGACCGGGAAGAACAGGAAAGACAACGAGAAAAAAGATACGAGAAGCAAGACAAGAACTCCGTACCATTTCCGGATCATTTGGAGTTTCTGAAAAAGATTATGGAATCAGAATAATCAAGCTAAGAAAATGAAAACAGTAGAAAAGTTAAGAATAGCACCTATTGGCACCATTGTAAACTTCGCAGATCGGACACTGATAATAAAGCGTTTCCGAGCTATCGTAAAGGGTAAAATGGTAATTTGTCGCGGATGCGTTTTCCGTAGCAAGGGTGGTGCGAATAGTTGCAAGTATATGACGGCTTGTTTTGCCAAATATAGACCGGATAGTGAGAGTGTGGTGTTTGAGGAGGTGGATACAAAATTGAAATAATTAAAATTATCATGGAATATATAGAATTTCTAAGAAACAAGATGGCTATCAGTCATCAAACGGGGTTTTATATTAATTCGGAAGAAATTACCCCGACATTATACCCTCATGTAAAAGATACCGTTCGTTGGGCGGTTGCCGGTGGATGCCGTGCTATATTCTCCAGCTTCGGTATGCAAAAGACAGTCACCCAGCTGGAAATACTTCGGGTAATCTTGAACCATAAAGGAGGCAAGGGATTGATCGTTTGCCCTAAGCGTGTGGTAGTCGAGTTCCTAACACAAGCGGAACAACACTTGCACATGAAAGTAACCTATGTCCGAACTATGGCAGATGTGATGATATGTCCTACCGACATCATGGTAACAAACTACGAACGTGTGCGTGATGGTGAGGATGGAGTGAGAATAGATCCGTCCTATTTTACTGCAACATCATTGGATGAAGCCAGCGTGTTGCGCGGATTCGGCACCAAGACCTATCAGGAGTTTCTACCGTTGTTCTCGGGTGTCCCTTACAGGTTTGTCGCTACGGCTACACCTTCGCCAAACAGATACAAGGAACTTATACATTATGCTGGTTATCTTGGTGTGATGGACACCGGACAGGCTCTTACTCGATTCTTTCAGCGAGACAGCACGAAAGCGAATAACTTGACACTTTATCCGCATAAGGAAAAAGAATTTTGGTTGTGGGTATCTACATGGGCGTTGTTCCTAACCAAGCCTTCCGACCTCGGTTATCCGGATACTGGCTATGAGTTGCCTGAACTCCGTGTACATGAAGAGATTGTGAATGTGGACAATTCTACGGCTGGAGCTGATCGTGACGGACAGGTGAAAATGTTTCGTGAGGCTGCTCTCGGACTTGCTGACGCGGCAAAAGAACGCCGAGATAACATGCAGGAAAAGATTGCCCGTGTGGTAGAGATAATCAATCGCCCGGAAAACAAGGACGACCATTTCCTTTTATGGCATGACTTGGAAGCTGAACGGCTGGAACTATGCAAAGCGATTCCAGGTTGTAAGGCTGTCTATGGTTCACAAGACGATGAAGAAGCCGACAAGGTAATATCCGACTTCAAAGATGGCCGGCTGAAATACCTTGCAGCTAAACCGGAGATGCTTGGTGAAGGTCTGAACTTCCAGTATCATTGTCATAAAGCAATCATGTTCATTGACTACCGCTTCAACGATAAGTTCCAAGCGATAGCCCGTATATACCGCTTTATGCAGCAGCATCCCGTTGATCTCTATCTGGTCTATGCCGAAAGCGAGGGTGAAATATTTAAGAGCTTCATGCAGAAATGGGCACAACACCGGGAAATGGTCGCAAATATGACTGAAATTGTCCGGCATAACGGTTTGTTCGGTTTGCAGGCCGAGGAAAAGATGATGCGCTGGATGTTCGCCAGTCGGGAAGAAAAATCCGGCAAGTTGTGGAAAGCAATCAATAACGATAATGTATTGGAATGTCAGAAGATGGAAAGTAACTCTGTAGATCTGATCGTAACCAGTATCCCGTTCTCAAATCATTACGAATACACGCCTACATACAATGACTTTGGGCACAATGAAGATAACGATAAGTTCTTTGAACAGATGGATTATCTTACACCAGAGTTAATGCGCATTTTGAAACCGGGTCGGTTGGCCTGCATCCATGTGAAAGATCGTGTTTTGTTCGGCAACGCCACGGGGGACGGTATGCCAACTATCGATCCGTTCAGCGAAATAACTGTATTTCATTACATGAAGCACGGCTTCCGATATATGGGACGCATTACGGTCGATACCGACGTGGTGAGGGAAAACAATCAGACCTACCGTTTGGGCTATACCGAGATGTGCAAGGATGGTTCCAAGATGGGAATCGGATGCCCTGAATATGTATTGCTTTTTCGCAAGTTGCCTACCGATACCTCCCGCGCTTATGCCGACCAGCCTGTTAAGAAGGACAAGAGCGAATACTCGCTGGCCCGTTGGCAGATCGATGCCCATGCAAGTTGGAAGTCTTCTGGCAATTCATTGTTGTCATACGAAGATATGAAAGGTGCTGGAATAGATAAGATTCGGCATTTGTTCCGTAACTACGAACGTGAGCATATCTACAATTATGAAGAACACGTGTCTTTTGCGGAAGAGTTAGAAGCATACGGAAAACTTCCAAAAACATTTATGGCTGTCGACCCTGTAAGCAAGAAGGATTGGATATGGGATGATGTGGCCCGTATGAGAACGCTTAACACAAAGCAATCACAAAAGAAACGACAAAATCATATTTGTCCTCTTCAGTTAGATATCGTTGAAAGGCTGATTGAACGGTACTCGAACAAAGGAGAATTGGTATTTGACCCGTTCGGAGGTATCGGTACTGTCCCTTATTGTGCTATCAAGTTAGGTCGTAGGGGACTTTCAACAGAACTCAATTATGATTATTGGAAAGACGGGCTTTCTTATCTGCGGGAAGCGGAGAACGAAGTAAGTGCTCCTACATTGTTTGATTTAATGGCTATATGATTATGAAACAATACAATAATTGGGAAGAAATAGACAAAGACACAGACGGACTTGTTACTTCATTGACTTACATTGTCCTCTTCGTAAATGATCAAGTTTATAATTACGCACTTAATATTTACGATAGTTGCCGTAATACTCCATACTACAGGCGTGGAGTAAAGAAGAACATAAACGAATTGAAAAGATTCATGGAATCGTACAATACAAACATTTGCAGGATTGCGAATGTCAATGTTGAAACGCTTGCGGTTATAACGCAAAGCATGGAAGACGATATTAAACCTCATATCGACAAATACGGGTTTGCCATAAGTCAGACGCTTTTAAATAATGGATGTTCAGGAGAACTGAACCATCTAATATCAATCGCTTCTACTATTGATATGTTATGCCAAACATCCAAGATTACAATACGTGATTTTTACATATCAATGCGAAAATTGGTCCCAATAGCTGTGAATCCTTTGGCTTGGCTGTCTATTGACAAAGCCATGTTTTACGCAAGAATGATAACGGATAATCTAACCCCAAAGGATGTAAGCATTAATTTGAACGATATACCTGCTATATCTACGGCATTTCAAGCTATTGCCAATAAAATGTTAAGTCCGGATGTGTTTGAAAAGGCGTTTAATGAATGCCTAACAAGATAGTGAAATGAAAAAGTTATTATACATAGACCTTTTTTGCGGTGCCGGTGGAACTTCTACCGGCGTGAACACAGCGCGTCTTCATGGCGAACAGTGCGCAGAAGTCATTGCGTGTGTCAATCACGATGCGAATGCCATTGCGTCACACGCTGCAAATCATCCGGACGCGCTTCACTTCACAGAAGACATCAGAACGCTTGAACTGTCACCACTTGTGCATCATCTTCAGAAGTGTCGCACGAAGAACCCTGACGCACTTGTTGTGCTATGGGCATCGCTTGAATGTACGAACTTCAGCCGTGCAAAAGGCGGTCAGCCACGTGACGCAGACAGCCGGACACTTGCAGAACATCTTTTCAGATACATCGAAGCAATAGACCCCGATTATATTCAAATCGAGAATGTCGAAGAATTTATGTCGTGGGGTGAACTTGATGAAAACGGAAAGCCGGTGTCAAAAGACCGTGGCAAGTCATATATCAAGTGGGTGAACAACGTGAAGAAATACGGCTACAACTTCACGCATCGCATACTGAACGCAGCAGACTTCGGCGCATACACATCGCGCAAACGCTTCTTCGGCATCTTTGCGAAGAATGGTCTGCCGGTTGTGTTCCCGAAACAGACACATTGCAAGACAGGTGCAGCAAGTTTGTTCGGCACAATGCCGAAGTGGAAGCCAGTGCGTGAAGTTCTTGACTTTGAAGATGAAGGCAAATCAATCTTCAGCCGAAAGAAACCGCTTGCAGAAAAAACGCTTGAACGCATATATGCCGGACTGATTAAGTTTGTCGCAGGTGGCAAAGATGCCTTTATGGTGAAATACAATTCGATGAACCAACGCGGAAAGTATGTGCCGCCGTCACTTGATGAACCCTGCCCCACTATCGCGACACAACAGCGTCTTGCACTTGCATCAGTGTCTTTTCTGTCAAAGCAATTCAGCGGTCAGCCTGACAGCAAGAACGTGTCTGTCGAAGAACCGGCAGGAACAATAACGACTATTGACCACCACGCATTTGTGAAAGCGCAATTTATTGTAAACTATCGCTTCAATAATACAGGCCATTCTATTGAAGACCCAGCACAAACGATATGCACGGTAGGTCAAATTGGTGTTGCATCTTGCAGTTTCATCGCAAATGAGTATTCGGGCGGTGGTCAGCTTTCAAGCATCGAACAGCCCAACCCGGCTGTGCTGACGAACCCGAAGCAGAAACTTGTCACCGTGAAGCAGCACTACTTGATGAACCCACAATTTGCGTCAAATGGCGGTTCTGTCGATAAACCGTGTTTCACGCTCATCGCAAGAATGGATAAAATGCCGCCATATCTTGTCACGACTGAAACCGGCGAAGTCGCTATTGAAGTCTATGAAACAGACAGTCCTATGACTGTCAAAATCAAAGAATTTATGGCACTTTACAACATCATAGACATCACTATGCGTATGCTGAAGATTGATGAACTGAAGCTGATAATGGGTTTCCCGAAAGACTACGAACTTATTGGCACACAGGCAGACCAAAAGAAATTCATCGGCAACGCAGTTGAAGTGACTATTGCCAGGAAGTGGTGCGAAGCACTATGTGAAGAAATATACAATCGTAAAATCAAACAATTAGCATAATTATGAACCGGAAAATCAAATTCAGAGGGCGTATAACTAAATCAACCGAATGGGTTTATGGGTCTCTTATTGTTTATCCTGATGGGGAATACAACATACTTTCTCAACGAAAAGAAAATTCATCTAAGATGGATGATTGGTGCGTTGATAAACAAACCGTTGGCCAGTTCACGGGCTTGTATGACAAAAATGGACAAGAAGTATATGAGGGGGATATTGTTAAAAGAAAAATTATAAAAAGTGATTTCTATCCTGAACAATATATGCCTCACATAAAGGAACAACATGAGACAAAAAGATGGGTTGAATCTCAAACGGGAGTTATAAAAATGTGTCCAGAAATACGCTTTGGGGAGGAGTTTATAACTCGGATGCCTAAGCAAAAAGATATAGATAATGGTATTATTGATAATTTTGATTATGAAGTCGTTGGTAACATATACGACAACCCAGAACTACTGAAAGGAGGCACGAAATGATTAAGGCTTTAATATGGGCGATAATATCGCTTTTGATGCTATTTGTCATGACATCTGGAATATCTATTCAGCTCAAACCATTTCGTATAGACATTACTTATCCATATTTCGGATTAGGAATTGTATTGACCGCCATAGGGCTTACCCTGTGTATCGGATCAGCGTACTACTATGGAATCTCAAATAACCAATACAAAGATGGCTATAAGAAAGGATTTCATGCCGGCGTTGAATATGTTATAGAATTTGCAAAACAAAAAAAGAATGAAGAATGAGCATAAATAAAGTAATCCTTCTCGGTTATACCGGCAAGGATCCTGAAGTGAAAGATGTTGCCGGGACAAAGGTCGCCAATCTATCGCTTGCTACCACGGAGAAGGGCTATACCCTTCAAAACGGGATCCAGGTTCCAGACCGCACGGAATGGCATAGTCTTATCTTTTGGAAAGGTCTGGCCGAGGTCGTAGAAAAGTATGTCAGGAAGGGTTCTCAAATCTATATCGAGGGCAAGATCAAGACCCGGCAGTATGAGGATAGAACGGGATCAAAGCGGTATGTGACAGAAATATTTGTTGATAAGCTGGAGTTATTGGGAAGTAGACTTGCCCAGCAAGAAGCCAGTCCACAATCGAAACTCTATCAACCTGAACAATCAAGAGAAGATCTTCCATTCTAAAAAATACAAGAGGCAACGCCCCGAACCACCAGTAACGTTACCTCCCCACACGATTATTTAGTACAAATATACTATTTACTTCTAAATAATTGTGCCATGTTTTCAGAAATTGCGGAAATAAAATCAATTAGAGAGCAGAAATCAAAGTTATCGGAAAGGGAAAAAGAGCTGACAGAACCTATATTGACGGACCTTGATATGATAGGAATGTTATATCGGTGGTTCCAAGAGATTATTTCTCAAAAGGAGATATTTAGGTCAGGGAATGTTACCCAACGAAAGAAATTCATTTTTATCATCTTGTTTTTGTATTCTCCGAGTACCCTTGCCGGAGGAAAGATGAAAAATGGCCTTCGAGATAAGCTGGCGGAGGTTTTAGGTGTAAATGCCCAGACAACCATATCCAATAACCGTAATAACTTGGTTTTCTCTTACCAGCTGTACAAGTATTTCCGGCAAGATGTGGATTGGATATATGGGGAGATGATGGAAAGGATAAAGCCGGAGAAGTAGGTCGGCTTCGTTAATTGTTAAAAGCAACAAATATGTTACTGTTTTCTTTGTGGTTACTTTTGTGGTTGTAACAAAAACGTTATATTTGTGGCGTCAATTAAAAAGTTCTTTGATTTTATGAAGTATTCAGAGTTTTACAAATTGATTGAATCAGCAGGCTGGACAATCAAAAAGGGGACGAACCATTACAAATATGTTCATCCCGACTTTGACTACTTTATCCCTGTCGGTAGGCATCCGGCAAAAGAGATTCCAAACGGTACTCTTGATAGTATGATGAAAAAGGCGGGGTTAAAGAAGTAAAAGGACTGCACCCACTTCGGTGGGTGCTTTAATTGACGAAATTAAAAATGGCACGATTATGAAGAAGATTAAGGCGATTATCGAAAAGGCGAATGATGGAGGTATTTCTATTTATTCGGAAGACGTGAACGGCGCGTATGGTTTCGGTCTTACGGAGCAGGAAGCCAAAGATGATTTCCTGTCTGTACTGGAAGAACAGGCTGAATATTACAAAGAGAAACATGGTGAGTTTCCTGTGTGGTATAAGTCTGGCTATTCTGTTTCGTATATTTATGATTTGAGTGGATTCTTCGAGGCATTCCCTTTCATAAATGCCAGTAAGTTTGCAAAGGAAATTGGATTGAACGAGTCCGTTATGCGAAAATACAAAGGAAAGATCGTTACAGCTTCCGAAAAGCAAAAGGCTATAATCCAAGAGGGGTATAATAATATCCTCAAAAGAATGGAAGCTGTCAGATTCTGATATTCCAGCCGTGAGGCTCTGATATAAAATCGAGAACTAATTGACAAAAGTAGGCGCATCGTTTTGGGTGCGCCTTATTTATTGTTTGTTTAAGGTATTGCTTTCGGATAAATATATACAAGTAAAATAAGGGTTAGTCATAGAGAATGAGGGAATAGTTAATCAGAACTACCTGTTTTAATTTTAATTAAATGTAATTTGATTTCCAGTCTGTTTGTTGATTTGCATTTTTATTTCATGGAATATGTTGGCGCAATTTGTGAGACTTTCATTTTTTGACAGTACTTGATCTGCAAAAAGAATGTTGTATTCACAAATACTATCGTATAGAGCTTTCGAGTGCTTCAAAAGGGGCAAAAAATCTCTGATGGATTTTATATTTAAATATTCTTTTTTTATATATAAATGAAGAAGGGGATCTATAGATTTTTTTATTATAAAATCAATATTGGTTTTGTTTTCCTTGATTTTTTCGTTATAGGAGTTTATAATTTCCCAAATGGGTTTAGCCAATATCGTTAATCGTTGATTCTTTTCTAGATCTATTGCTAAAAATACACTTTCATTTTGTATTTGTTCATTTATTTTTAGTATTTCATTTGATGGCATGGTTATATATTGATGTGAATGGTTTGAGTAATCATTATCGAAACTTTTGAATAGATCAGATATATAATCTAAATGAGGATGTAATTTGATGTAATACTTTTCATCGATTTTAAACTCGTAGAAAGCGTCAAAAACATAATCAACATTTAAACTCTTAATCCTAATAGCTTCGTCTATGGTATTGATTTTTAAAATACTATGTTCCCACGGTCTTTTATGAACAGATTCATTATATTCTTTAATATATAGAACCTTTGTTCTACATTTTTTCTCAATATTATCTAAAGTAAGGGCGATGGCTTTAAGTAATGATCTTTTTTTCTCTTCTTCTTTCTCTTTTTCATGTTTTATTCCTCTCTTAAAGACAAATATAGCGACTCCAGCCCCTAAAAGTGATCCAAATAATGTGCCTATTATATTAAGCCAATCTTTATATGTCATATCAGCATTTGGAGTATCTGTTACTTTCTCATAAATTTTATTTATAACCTGTTTATTTTTTGCACTTAATTCATATTGCTGTTTAAGAATGTCAGTCTGTTCGTCGAGTTTTTTATTGATCGAAATACAGCATTCAATGTCTAATGGGGTGGAGACATCTGCATGTATGGAAAAGACAAGTGTAAAAACAAAGATTAAAAGTGATAATAATATTCTCATGATAGTAATAAGTTTAACAAGTTCCCAAAAGTACTTATTTTGTATGACTCAACCAAGCAGATCCTTTGAAAATTTGTACACGCAAGAAAGAAGTATATTATATTTATTATTATTATTTGTGTCGCTTGCTGTGTCTACCTTGTGTCACTTTGTTGTGTAATGGGCTGTATTTTAAAGCGTTATCTGTGTCTATTCTGTGTCGTTTGCTGTGTCAACATTGAAGGTAAATTGTTAAAATACAGGTGCTTATCTGTGTCGTTTACTGTGTCGCTTTTTTATTGGGGTATGTCAGTGAATGATGTAAAGTGTTGATGAATAAAGTTGTAGCTGTGTCAAAGAAAGTAAGCCGGAGAAATCCGGCTTACTTTAATATATGGCTATTTATTGTATCGGCTTTTATAAGGTTCTACCAAATGTTCCGTAGAAATAACAGATACGTCAAACCAACCATCTGTAACTTCGTTAAACAATACCGTTTTACATATAGGACATACCGCTTCCTCACGTTCTTTACCTCCAGGAACTCCCATCCTATATTCTGAAACCTTGATTGTCGCGCCACAATGAGGGCACTTTCCTTCACCTCTATCACTATACATAATCACCTCCTATTTTATTAGGTTTATAATTTATCTGCTAACTTCTTAATATCATCTTTACTATTAATCACATGTGTATCCTTACCGATCCGGACGGCTCCGACTACTTCGTCAGAAGACTTATCGAATAGCTCTGTAACAGGAACACCGAGGGCGTTGGCGATTTCTTCTAAACGTCCGATGGTCGGATTTCCATTTATAGACTTAGACAATCCAACCTCTGTTAATCCAAGTTGCTTTGCAAGGTCTTTCAACATGATACCTTGCTCTCGACAAATATCCTTTATTCTTAAATCCATAATTATACATATTGTTTAAGTGCAAAAATATCTCATTTTTCCATATCTGTATAAGAAATGCGACAAAAATATACAGAAAGTTTATTTATTAACATATATTACACAAATAGATTTGGTTGTGAATTAAACAATCTGTTATATTTGCGGTGTAAAATTAAACGATTTGGATAATTCAATTAAATATAAAGGTTATGACAAACATTGATAACATGAACAACGAACTGGCAGCGTTAGCCGCCATGAGTGAGGCAGAAGCCTGTAAGCTCTACAATGTAGACTACAAAGACGAGGCTATTCAGTATATAGTTGATTATTGGACTTGCATAGCTTGAGAACAGATAGTAATAACAATTAAAAGATATATGATTATGGCAACATCAGTAATTAAACAGAGAACAATAGAAAAGTTCATCATGTCAGAATTTGCACAAGGTAACTTAGATACACAAGAACAAGTAGCCTGTATGATTATCTTGATTCAGAAGAAGCTGAATATGTCAGTAGAACAGGCTGGTGACTTCGTAAGAAAGGCAATAGGTATTAACGCTTAAATACATACGATTATGAAAGCAGATTTAGTTTTAGTTATTAGCCCAGAAACATCACTGATGAAACAATTGGGCAAAGTATTAGGCAAGTTATGTTCTATGTGTGATTTTTCTACCATAGAAAGAGGCGAAAAGTATGTCACGATACAACATGATGAAACCGGGCTTGTAGTGGCTTATACGAGTGAAGAACGGTTGAATGTGAAACATTAAATAAGATTGATTATGAACTCAATAAACGAAAACGGTTGCAGCGTATGCCAGCCCGGTAAAGAGAATTATACTACCTACAACACCAAGTTGCGAGGTAAGAGAGTGAGAATGTATCAGTACGACTACCGTACTGAAAGCGGTGAATTGTTTTCTTGTTGTGCACCTACCTTAGAAGCATGCAGAGAAAGACGGGACAAATGGCTCAATTCGCAACAATAAGTCGATTGTTGCGTATAGCGGTTGAAGATATTTCGTTATCTTTGGTTGTGGTAGTACCTTTGGGATACTATCTTTTATAGAATAAATTTTATAACGATATAGTGATATGAAAATTGATTATAATGGTCAAGAGATAGAAGCGTATTCGCTCATAATGACAAAAGAAAACGCTTTAGATATTTTGAATGGCAAAAAGAGCATAGAAACACGTATGCTTAGCGTCAAATATGAGAAGATGTTCACAGACTTTGCTCAAGTTGACGAAAATGAGAAATTGAGAAAAGCTGGACGCGAGCAAGAATGTCAACCTATTTTAAGGACTGATATAGAAGCTATTCATTTTTACAGTACTGGTGCACCATGGACACTTGATGTCGCTATTGATGAAATTGGTATAGGCGAAATAACAGAAGAAGGTATTAAGTTCATGCATGATGAATTTGATTTCCATGATTTTGATGAACAATTAAAAGAGTTCAAGAAGAATCCACCGAAAGAGTTGCCATTATTTTACTACTTACATATTTGTGAAATCATAAGCCATTCAGGTTTGAAATAATATAAACCACTTGGGTGGCTTTGCTTATTAGTAAAAGGATTGTTTAATTTAAAATTTAAGATTATGCCAGAAACGTATGCAACAGATGCAAGTGGTCGAAAGTATCGTACCCGAAAAGATTATGAAGCCGGACGATTTCAATCTATGGGGCGAAATGCAGCTCAGCGAGCAGGAATTAATCGTAGAGCAGGCGGTAGAGTTGTCTAAGAATGGATAAAGCAATAGACATAATTAAAGAAGTTGCTTTAAAGGCTGACAGGGTTATATTGTTTCACTCGGCATCGGGCAAGGACAGTATAGCCCTTTTGGACCTAATATCACCTTATTTCAAAGAGGTCGTTTGTACCTATATGTATGTTATAAAAGATTTATCTCATATCAATCGTTATATAAATTATGCTTGCAGTAAATATCCAAACGTGAAGTATATTCAGATACCTCACTTTGCGGTCTATTCATTTAGACGGATAGGATATCTAGGATGTATCAAAAATGAGAAGCAGAAGTTGTACAATATGGCGCAACTTACGGATATTGTAAGGGAGAAATATAATATCGAATGGGCCTTCTTTGGATTTAAGCAGTCTGATTCAATGAATAGGCGTTTAATGTTGCGTACATATAGGTTGAACGGTATTAACGAAGTGCAAAAGAAGTGTTATCCCTTATCTGAGTATCGGAACAAAGATGTATTGGAGTACATTAGTCGAAAAGGTCTAATCAAACCCGAATCATACGGAGGGAAACATCAATCATCCGGCACTGACATAACGGATATTAATTACTTGTTATTTCTTCGTTCTAAATATCCAGTTGATTTACAAAAAGTTATAGATGAATATCCTTTGGTAGAACGGAAATTATTTGAATATGACTATGAAAGAGCTAAAACAAAGTGAAACAAGGATTATAAAACGCTCTCAAATGAATCTTAATCCGATTAACCCTAAAAGGCATTCGGACGAGAAAGTAAAGCTGCAAAAGAAAAATTTGCAGAAAGTTGGTTTTCTTGGTGGTATTGTATGGAATGAGAAATCCGGGAATCTGATTGACGGGCATCGAAGGATTAAGGCTATGGACTTGCACTACAAATACGATGGTACATCTAAAACGGATTATGATGTAAAGGTTGAAGTCGTAGCTCTTGACGATAAGGCTGAGAAGGAACAGCTTACATATATGGCAGTAGGGAACACGAAACCGGATATAGACCTTATAGCTGGTTATATCTCTGATATAGATTATACGGATGTGGGATTGGATATTGGGGAGCTCAACGATATTCTTTCTATAAATACAGCTATTCCTTCTTTCTCAGATTCTTTAGATGATCTATTATCTCCTGTATCATCGTTCGATGAAATAGAAAATCCTGTAATGGATGAAAAGACGTACGAAGCTAAAAAAGAACACATGAAATTCATCAAACAGCAGGTAAAAGAATCCGCAATAGAAAGACAACAGAATGAAGAAGCTTTTATAACATTATCTTTTTCTTCCTATGAAGCTAAAGATAACTTTTGTGACTTACTTGGCATTAGCACAGATGATAAGTTTGTCAAAGGAGAGGAAGTGTTGAAATTGATTAAGTGACGAAAGTAACAAATACGCGCGCCCGTACGTAAAGATATGGCAAAGAAACCTAATATAGACGATTTTAGGAAGATTCTCCGCAAATCTGGTGGAAATCTAACCAAGGTTGCGGCTACGTTTAAAGTAGCTCGGAAAACAATATACCAATGGGCGAAAGAGGATGTTGAGTTTAAAGATGCCATATCAGATGAGCGTGGAGCTTTGGTTGATGAATGTTTGGTTTCTGCCCGTGTTCTTGCATTGGGTATTCCCGAAAAGGATGAAAAAGGAAATTTTATTGGCTGGCGTGAACGTCCAGATGGCTATATGATTCGTTATTTGCTTTCTACATTAGGAAAGAGCGAAGGTTTTGGGGAAGAATCAGAAGACGCTGATATTCCAACAGACATAGAGCACGGCATCAACATTGATTCATGGATTAAAGACAAGTTGAAATGATAGTACCTCAAGAAATTTACCATCCATTATATGAGGATAAGGAAAAATTTATAATTCTTATCACCGGTGGGCGTGGTAGCGGTAAGTCTTTCAATGCTTCTACATTCATAGAACGTCTTACTTTTGAAATGACTCCTGTAGAGAAGATAGTTCATCAGATTCTTTACACCCGTTACACGATGGTTTCTGCCGGTATGTCTATCATCCCCGAAATGATGGAGAAGATAGAACTTGACGGAACAACAAAGTATTTCAAAACTACCAAGACGGACATAGTCAACAATATGACTAAAAGCCGTATCATGTTCCGGGGTATCAAGACCTCTTCAGGGAACCAAACGGCAAAGCTGAAATCCATTCAGGGTATTACAACTTTCGTATGTGATGAAGCTGAGGAGTGGACAAGCGAAGAAGAGTTTGACAAGATAATGCTATCCATTCGTAAGAAAGGCATTCAGAACCGGATTATCATTATAATGAATCCTTGTGATTCCAACCACTTCATCTATAAAAAGTATATCGAGAAAACTCACAAATTGGCAGAGATTTATGGCGTACAAGTTCAAATATCCACTCATCCGAACGTACTTCATATCCATACCACGTATTTTGACAACTTGGAGAACCTATCACCGGAGTTCTTAAAGGAGGTTGAGGACATGAAGGCGAATAACCCAGAAAAGTATGCTCATGTAGTTATTGGGCGGTGGGCTGATGTCGCGGCAGGTGCTGTGTTCAAGAAGTGGGGAATTGTGGATGAGTTTCCAGCTTGGGCAAAGAAAGTGGCTATCGGGCAAGACTTCGGTTATACACATGATCCGTCCGCTTCCATACGGTGCGGAATTGTGGATAATGCCCTATATCTGGATGAAGTGGATTACCGTACAGGACTGCTATCTTCTGACATTATCAAGACTCTTCGTCCGTGGGGCTTGAAGGTAATTGCCGATAGTGCAGACCCTCGTTTGATTCAAGAGGTACATAATGGAGGCATTAGAATATATGCTGTCGAAAAGGGTGCCGGATCTGTAAACGCTGGCCTTGACAAGATGAAGAGCATGGAGATATACATTACCAAACGCTCGTATAACTTACAAAGTGAGTTTAGAAAATATGTTTGGGCGAAGGACAAGGATGGGAATTACATCAACGATCCAGAAGACCATGACAATCACGGTATAGACGCGGTACGTTATTATGTCTTGGGTGAGCTTCTTGGCAAGATTCAGAAACCGAAAGATTTAACAGGAATATTCACACACTAAAAATATAAGCTATGCCATTGTTGAGTTTAGAAGAAATATTAGCATTGTCCGACATCGGGCAGAAGATAAACTACCTGAAGAAAGGTAGGAAGACCGAACTCCCAGACCGTTGTAAACTTTGGGACGACTGGAATCCCGAACGCCATGAAATCATGGTTGATAAAGAGAAATACCCGGATAGAAAGGTTCTTGAAAAGGATGCAGAAAAGGTCTTTGATGAAAAGACTGGTAAGACCTATGAAATCGAAGCACAATATAAGACTGAACCGGTAAACCGTATTTCTATCCCTTTGGAGCAAGATATTGTCAACATTCAAACAGCTTTTACGGTCGGCACAGAACCGTCTATGGATTGCACTCCGACTGATGATGATGAAAAGAAGCTGCTGGATGCGGTAAAGGCTGTATTCAAGTCCAACAAAATCAAATATCAGAACAAGAAGATTGTCCGTGCCTGGTTATCCGAACAGGAAGTTGCCGAGTATTGGTATGTCACTGATGATGATTCGTTCTGGGCGAAGTTCTGGAAGAAAGTAAAGACTACTTTCGGGGGCAAGGTTAAGCCTACCAAGAAGTTGAAAAGTGTATTGTGGTCACCATTCAGAGGTGATAAACTTTATCCGTTCTTCAATGATGAAGGTGATTTGGTTGCTTTCTCTCGTGAGTACAAGAAAAAACTCATGGATGACTCGGAAATTACCTGCTTTATGACTATCACAGACAGAATGGTCTATCAATGGGATCTGTCTAAGGGTTACGAGGAAAGAACTTCTTTCGTCCATGGATTCTCGAAACTGCCGGTTATCTACGCTTATCGTCCCGAACCTTATTGCAAAAAGATAAAGACTTTTCGGGTCCGGTTGGAGAAATTATTATCCAATTATGCTGATTGTATAGACTACCATTTCTTTCCGCTGTTGAAGCTAATTGGTGATGTAGAGGGTTTCATGGGTAAGGTTAAGGATAGAATGGTTAAACTTACAGGTGAGGGTGCGGATGCTCAGTATCTGACATGGAATCAGGCAAATGACACCGTAAAATTTGAGGTAGAAACCCTCTTTGAGAAAGCATATTCTATGACGAATACACCGCAAATCAGTTTTGAAAAGTTGAGCGGTGCTGGAAATGCCTTGTCGGGAGTGGCTTTCGATTACGTATTCCTTTCGACACATTTGCAAGTTCAAAATCATGCCGAGGTGATAGGTGAGTTCTTGCAAAGACGTGTAAACTTCATTGTCTCTGCTTTAGGCTCTATAAATCCATCTGAATTTAACAAAGCATCTGAAACGATAGATATTGGTACAGAAGTTGTTCCGTATCGCCTTGACAATTTAGAAGATAAAGTCAATGTAGCTGTAAAAGCTGTGTCGGGTGGTGTATGGTCACAACGACATGGGGTAATGTTCGCTGGAAATATTGACCGCATCGAAGAAGAAATTGCAGAGATAAAAGAAGAACAAGCAGCAAAGAATGAGCAAATCGGAAATAAAGAACAGAAAAATGCTTCTTAGTCAGAAAAATTACGAGGTTTATAATTTTAGTATAAGAAAAATAGAATGGTTAGCGGTAATTCTTCGGAGTTACCGCTATTTTTATATTCATAGTAAAATAACGAATAAATGCTTTGATAATATTCGTATTATTACTATATTTGCATGGTAATTAAGTCCAAAGCGTTATGAGTTACAAATCAGTTAAAGACGTTGTAACTATGTTGCAAGAAAACGGTTTTGTTCTAAAGAGTCAGAAAGGTAGTCACATGAAGTTTGAGAAAGACGGCAAAGTGGTTATTGTACCGAATCATAACAGCAAAGGCGTTGAGAAAGGCACTTATTACAGCATTTTGAGACAAGCGGGGCTAAAGTAGCCCCCTTGTTCTCTTAATTAAAAAAGGAGGTAATATGAAAACAGTAGAAGTTATTGTAGAACACGCAGGAAAGAACTTAAGTGCTTATATTGAAGATGCTCCTGTCATTACAGTCGGTAACGACATGAAGGAGTTGGAAGATAACATGAAGGAGGCTATCGAATTGTATTTGGAAGATAACTCTAATCCTTGTGAGGTGCTTTCTGGAGAATTTGAGTTAAAGTTTAAGATTGATGCTGCTACTTTTATCAACTATTACAGTAATATCTTTACTAAGGCTGCATTGAGCCGTATTACAGGAATCAATGAACGCCAGTTGTGGCATTATGCTGCCGGAGTTCACAAACCTCGCAGGCAGCAGTTAGAGAAAATTCAGAGGGGTATTCAATCATTGACAAAGGAGTTATCGGCTATAAATTTGTTATAGTATGGTGGATGTTAGAGAATTGAAAATTGGTAATTATGTCTATTTACAAAATAGCAAAACTCCATATAAGATAACAGAAATAGGATATAGTGAGATTGAATATCCAAAATATGAAGCGAGTGGAATATCATCAGAAGCGGTATTTCGTACCTATGTAGAGAACCTTAATCCCATTCCTCTTACAGAAGAACTGTTGTTGAAGTGTGGATTTGAAAAGCATAAATGGGGAGTTGTCACTTATTATAGTCCCTTGTTTGAGTTGGACGCAGATTTCCATTTGAAGGGAGTCGATTACAATATACAAGTGAAATCCCTCCATCAACTTCAAAACCTGTATTTTGATTTGACAGGTCAAAAATTAGAAGTAAAACTTTAGGCATACTATCTTACTATATTTTAGGCGTGATTCATTCGGTTTCACGCCTTTTTTTGTCATATTTATGACAATAGTCTGATTGTCGTATATAACTATCCTGATTATTTCTCATTCTCTTTATTAAGATCGAATTTTACCGTAGAAATTTATAAATCAAATTCATACGGTATGACAATCTTAGAACAAATCTTAGCAGGGCTACAACAGAAATTCGCAGGGGTGGACACTGCTATTCTTACCCGCATTGCCACTAAGAAGGCAGAGGGTGTAACGGACGAGACAAAGGTAAACTCCATTATTGAGGGTATCAATTTTTCGGACGTGCTTAATTCCTATGGTGATTTCCGTGCCGGGGATGCTTCCAAGACCGCAGTTTCCAACTACGAGAAGAAACATAACCTTAAAGACGGTAAGCCAATCGAGACTACCACAACCACTAAAACGGAAGAGAATAAAGACGATGTGCCTGCATGGGCGCAAGCTTTAATTGATTCCAACAAGAGCCTTTCTGATAAGCTAACACAGTTTGAAACGGAGAAGGCTCAAGCAACACGTAGCCAGCAGATTTTGGCAAAGGCAAAGGAGTATGGTATTCCCGAAAACTACGCCAAACGATGCGCCATCAAGGACGATGAGGACTTGGACGCATACTTCAAGGATTTGAAGCAGGAGTTCGCAAATGACGGCTTCAAAGGCGTAACCCCTCCCGAATCAGCGGAAGCGAAGATTGAGAAAGAATCTGAATCTATCGCTAAGATGATTGATGAGGGGACGAAAACTATTGTTGAACAAAACAAGAATTAATTATGTCAGCAGGATTTAAGTATGACTTGGTTCCGCCCGTTGAGCAAGAGGAACGCTACGATGTCCAGACCGGCATTCGTAGACGTGGTCCGTTCAAACTTGATACGCAGAACCTGGTAGTGGGAAGTTTTCTTCCCGGATTTACACCGATTTGTGCGGACTTGAAAAACAAGTTCGCTTATGCGGTAATCAATGTGAGAGTTGTGGAAGCCTATACCACTGGTGGAGAGGCTTTGTCTATCAAAGTAGCCAAGAACTCTTTGGCTTATGTGGGTATGTTTGTCGGAAGCGGCAAGAAAGGCGCAGAAGTAACGGCAATTGATAAATCTAATGCCGGTTATGATGTATTGACTATTAAGGCTGCTTTTGGTGAGAATATCGCCAAAGATGCCGTATTATTCAATGCGGTTGCAGTTGATGGTTTAAAACAAAAGCATGTAGCTAATTCGGCTCTGTTTAACCGTACAAAGGTTGAGGACGGAATCACATTGGTTTCATTGCTTCGTACAGCCGCAGAAATTGAACCCTCAAAATTGGTTATGCCGTTCTCCGAGAACGATAAAGCCAACATGAAGGGATGGT